CAAGACGTAAGTCTTCAGACGCTGAAAGAACAATCGATGGCATAAAAAAAGGGGCCTTTCGGCCCCTCCGCTCAATCTTGAGCTAATTTTTCGAAGAACGACATTCCGTCGTCATCATCTTCACTTGTGGACCAGGGTGGATCATCAGCCTCCGCTGTGGCTGCTACAGGTTCCGGAGCAAGAGCTACCTTAGCAGCTACAGGAGCCGGCTCGGCATCTTCTACAGTAGTACTTCGGTTGGTCATGTCGCCACCATCCAAAGCAAGTACACGGTTCAGCTTAGCCTGCAGCTCCTCGTATGACTTGAAGTTAGAAGGGTCTGTGAACTCAGCCAATGGTACTTGCTGCTTCCAGATGGCTTCCAACTGCTCATCATCCGCCAGAGGCTCAGGTGAGTCGAACTCGCTCTTGTCGTAGTTACGATACCCTTCTACCTTTCTGATCTTCAGCTTGAAGTTAGCACCTTCCCAGAAGTCGAAGGGGTTGATGGGTTGCTCGTCTTCGAACTGAGGATTCATTAGATCATTGATCTTATCCCAGATACGCTTGCCGAACTTGTACAAGAATACCTTTCCGTTGTTATCTGGGTTGGACGAATCATTAATCACCTGAATGTTGGAGATGTAATTGAGTCGTCGCTTCTGCTTACGCACTTGGTCTTTGTTCGCTTCGATACCAGTGTTCCACAACATAGAGTTGTATTCGGACAAAGGATCCTTCTTACCAATAGTAGTAAGGGACTCTTCAATGTACCACCCACCTGGACCTTGGAAGCCATGGTTCCATGTCTGTACCCATGGAAGCTCGTCGCCTTCTGCTGCAGGCAAGAATCGGATAACAGCATAGCCATTACCAGCCTTGTCGACAGTTGGTTTCCAGAAACGATCTTCTTGCTGCCCTTGTGGCTTGTTGCCAGCAGCGAGCTTGTTGGTCTCGTCGATGAGAGTCTTGAGAGAGTTTGAACGTGAGCGCTTAAGCTCTGAGAATGAACTAGCCATTTATATTTCCTTGTATAGCGTTGTATGCGTTGTATAGCATTCAGACGAATGCTGCTTTCATAATAGCTTTGTACCTGCCACGATCGACCTGTACAAAGCTACTATAGTTATCTATCAGACTTTTCACACTGTTCCATACTATGTCGTCGTCAAGATCCTGTGACCATCTCCTACCGTAGTGTAGGAGCTGATCGATTATCACCATGGTCTCCAACTGTATGCCTTTGCCGAGGTACAACTTTAACAAAGGCGGATGGTTACCATTAGCGGTAAAGAGATTATCGAAGCTTTTGCCGTTATTGTCAACGGCTTCTTTAAGAGTTAGGCAATCCTGCTCAAAAGTATATGACAGTGACTGGATCTTCTTCATCCACTGATTGTACACAGTCATACTATTTTCTGTCACGAGAGAGCCAGACCAATTAGAATCGTCATTGATGAAGTTCGCTACAAAGAAACCAACCAGCTCACTTGAGCTGAGCTTACGTTGTAGTTTGGCGAAGAAATATCTGTCGTTACGTTTAAGAAAACTGTCTTGTCTAACCCGAGTCTTTCCATTATATTTAAAGAAGTCATAGCTGTCCTGCTTAAAGTGATTGCGAATAGCTACGTATGTTTGGTACGCAGCAAACCCCTCGTAGATATCCATTACCTTATTACGTACGTCACCCAGTTCTCGGCAGCGTCCTCACCATAACACACACTGTGACCAGTGACATCAATAATGCGGTCAAGAAGCATACCGCTTTTCGAGTCACAATAGCAGTGCACTGTGCGTTGGTTACTTACCTGATCATCAATCAGGTATGCCTTACGTTCACCATCATCACTATAGTACTCGCTTAGAATACTGAAGCTGTCCTTGATGCTTTCGGTAACACTGTTCATAACGACTCCTAGATAGGTAGTTGCGTTGCCTTTGGTAAGAAATTGAGATCACCGTATTCGATCTCTAGCTGCTGCTTGATCCTAACGTTGCACAGCTTGGCTGCACTCTCGATCTCCATTCCGTTCTTCTCACAATACAAGACTATAGCATCCATGTAATTGCATTTTTTGTCAAGCACTATTTGTTCG